GCGACTTTTACCTCAAGAAAATCAAAATAATCGAGCCATTGCCTGTAGAAGACTCTGTAGGTCTGCTTAATCATGATTATTTCGTCATTTCTGGCTGGTGGTGGGGGTTGTGGTGGGGGTTGTGGTTGTTACCGTTGACCGCCCCTCCGTGAAGGATGATTGGGCAATGAGAAGCTTCAAGATTGAAAACTTTCGTTATCATATGCTTGCGGGGAGCTTTAATCTGTCTTGCGTTAGTCGTATTCTTGCCGCCGCTTGTGGCGCAACCGGACAGAATCAGAGCGATTAGAAGGAATTTGGCGTATTTTGTTGGTTTCATAGTCGTTTGGCGTCTTAACCATCTTCATCATTCTGCTTCTTTGGCAAAATGTCAATGTCTAAGTTTCTTTAGGTTAATTTTAAATTCTTTAGCTAGCTGTATTGTTAATTCTGGGGAGCAACCTTCTAAAACAGAAGAATAATATACTTCTTTAATCTTTTTTTGCTTTATTGTCTTGAGGCATTCCGGACACGGAAGATGTGTCACGGCTAAAAAATTAACTTCATCTGGTTTTGCAAAATTAAGAACATTTGCTTCCGCGTGGAGAACGCGCTTCCTTCTCTCGTCTCTATCCGACCAATCTATATCCACTCCAGACGGTGCGCCGTTGTATCCTAGGAGTATTGAACCGTCGTGTTTAACGGCCACTGCGCCGACTTGAATGTATGGGTCTTCACTTCTGTACTCCGCAATATTAAAAGCGAGTTTAAGCGCTGTTTCCGGCCAAGAGAGTCTATCCCTACCGCGTAAGCTCATTATTTCTTTCTATTCTTGTTTACTGAATGTTCCGGCATTATGGATCTAATTTCGTCAATGAGCTTTAACTCCAAGCTCTCATCGGCATCTATCCACCAATCTTTTCTGTCCCAATTCCTTCTTATTTTGTTCTTTGTAAGCTTGGAACGGGAGGTGAAAATATCAACGATTCTGTCTTCGATCCTCTTTATAAATCGAACCTCGTCTTCTACTTCGTAAGTTTTGCCAATCGCTCCGAAGGCGGCGCGATGAATCATCAACCAAGATTGATGACCAAGCCAACGAACGTCTCCGGCTTGCAGAAGAACGCCAGCCATAGACGCAGCCATTCCGAGAGAGCCCGTTGTAAGCTTGTGTCCTTGATTTCTTAAATCCTGTAAAAAATCAAAAAGTTCAAATCCGTCAATAATGCTGCCCCCCGGCGATGAGAAGACGATTTCTATCGCACATTTGCCATCTCTTCTGTGCCACTCCGTTAGCTTCGACATGCAAGCCTCAACAGCAAGATAGCTGACGTCCGAGGAGAATCTGTATAAATGATGTTCCTCGTCCGTGCTTTTCTCTTTTATCCGAAGCTCCCTTAGTCTTTCTGTCTCCATCTCGGCTTTACAAGTCTGCGTTTCTATCTGCCGAGTCTCTGCTTGGATTTTTTTTATTTCAGCTTCTTTAAGAGAGATTCCGGCTTTTATTTCTTCTGCCGTCCGGTCTTGATTTTTTGGGGCAGCCATAGATAAAAACTAATCATCTTGCGGGCAATCACAACTAGAGCATTTTTCTTTCTTGCATTTACTCTTTGAGGACTTTTTTGATTCTTTGATATTCGGCGTCCCGTTTATGTATTTCTTGAAATTCGTCCAGATTGACAATACAGTTTTCCAGAGCGTCGTATCCGTCTTCTTCGTTTTGTTCTTCATAAAATTTTATCTTATCCTTTAACGAATCTATTTGATTTATTATTTCATCTATTTCTTTTTTTAAGTTAAACTCTTTTTTAGTCATGTTTTAATTAATAATTAATAGAACAATCTTTTATTGGATACGGAGAAATAGAACCACCTTTATGTGGAAAATTTATACTCTTGTCTTTGATAATATGGCCATATCTAATAATCTTCCAAGCGACATAAAATCTTTTAAAAATAGACATATTTAATCTCGTTTTTCTTGCTTTATCATCTTATCGCTCATCTCTCTGCTTATCTTTCTGAGCTTAATTAAATATTTCTGGTAGCCTCTTGGGGCGACCTTCTCCATTTCAAATGAAAGATAATTAATAACCAATATGTCCTGTAGGAATCTTTTCTTATCAACTATCTTAATCTTCAGCGGCATCACGAATAAAATACGCCCAGGCCGCAGTACGTCAAATAAAAGTGTAGATATTAGTATGATTCCGTTAGAATTAATGACCTTGGCGGGAGGAAGCATCGCTGGTTTCATCTTCCGTTATATGGCCGAAAGAGCCAGAGAGCGGCAAGAGCAGTTCGTCATGCTCATGGAAAAAGAGAAGTTCCTCGAAGCCTCTAGGGAAGCAGCGGCTTGTAGAGACGGCGACACAGGCAAGTTCGTCAGAAGAACGATTGTCCTATTTATCCTTTTTGCGGTTATCCTTGCTCCGTTCTGGATGGCTTTAATTGGAAAGAGCATCATCGTCGAATACGACGAGACTCTGTCCACGTATTTCTTTGGAATGTTCGGGGGAGGCACGACGACTAAATTTATAGAACTTCCTAGCTACCTTCTTGTTCCAGAAGTCAGACAATCCCTAATGGCTATTATCGGGTATTATTTCGGGAGTGCAACAGCGGCATCAAAAAATTAATATGAAATTTTTATCATCTATTCTCTTGGCTTGTCTCGTAGTTTCTGGTTGCGCGACGAACGACGGAGTCCAAAGGCCAAAAAAAATAGATGTATCGAATCTCGTAAAAACGAAGCAAGGAACATACAAGCTCGTTTCCGAAAAAGAAATAAATAACGACGCCAGCGTTTCAAAGGGTAACGCTCTAGAGACTCAACAGCCCCCTAAAGAAATAAGCATTCCTCTCCCAGCCAAAGGGGAGACTAGCTCTATTAAAATCGGAAAATTAAATTATAAAGTAGAAGTAGTAAATAAGAAGAGTTCGATCTCTGCAAAAAACGACACGAGAATCTCGGATGAAATCCCACAGGGAGAAGTTGTCATTCTTTCCCCAATGACAGAAGAAAAATCTGGAGCCAAGGTCGATTGGTCTGCTTTAGTTCTCTATTGGATTGTCATCGCTTGGCTTTGCTCGGTTATGTGGATTATCTGGAAAGCTTTTTCCGCAGCAAAGAAAACATCTAAAAACCCCTTTGTCCAAAAAGAAAAAGACCCCCAGCCGGAGGCTGAGAATCCGGAAGAACCAAAGAAAGACTAGCCTCTATTGGGGCGGATTTTTGCGCGGACGACCGCGCTTTCTTTTAACCACCGACTCTTCTTTTTTAAAATTCTTCTTTTCTTCCTTCTCTGCTTTTTCCTCATTGGGGAAAATTCTTCGAACAGGACTTTGACAGCTTATTGAATAGCTACCCAAAGAGGCAAACTCGTCGGTATCGTTCTTTATGTACCCCTCCACCAAAACAGCGCAATCCGTGACCCTTTTTACTCTTAAGCCTTTGAACCGTTTCTCTAGCCCGACAATTTCAAAATAGCCACCAACAGGAATAAACTCTACGCACGTTTCTCTCATGTATTAATCTTCATCTCTTTTGACATCATGTCTTTAAGTTTGGCGATCACTTGAGCTTCTATCTGTCTGATTCTTTCTCTTGTTACGTCGTAATTCTTACCGATGGCGTCTAGCGTAGTAGGTTCGTGCTTCTCTAGGCCGAATCTTCTGGAAATAATGTCTTTTTCTTTATCATTTAGCCTGTTTAAAAACACGGCAAGCAACTTAAGTTTTTCTTTAGACATCATCGATTCGTCCGCTCGAAAAGCCGACGAGTCTAATAGCGTAGAACCAAACTCTATTTTGTCTCCGTTTTTTCCCACAGTAAAACTATTCAAAGACTGACTAGAGAACTCGCAGTCTAAAACTTCTTTTACTCTCCTTTCGCAAACCTTAAATTCGGCGCAATAATCCTCTAACTCTGGGTTTCTTGAGAATTTCTTGGAAAACTTTGTTTTATATTTTAGCATCGCAATTTTAAGCGACACGACTCTGCTTGGCAAACGAATCGTTCGGCTCTTATTTGTCAAAGCGCGAGTCATTTTCTGGCGAATCCAGATTCCTGCATAGTATGAAAATTTGCAAGCATTTGTTGGGTCGTATCTCTCGACGGCGATTTGCAAACCAATGTTGCCCTCGCTAATAAGGTCTTCTCTTTCCAAACCAAACCGCTCATAATCTTTAGAGATGAGAACGACAAGGCGAAGACCGTGATGAATCAACTTCTCTGTAATTTCCCTTTTTCTCTCTTCATCTTTCGTCTTTCTTAGCTCGATAAACAGCGCCTTCTCTTCGCTCTTTTCCAGAATGGGGTCAACCAAAGCCTTCTCTCGAAAATAAAGACTCAACGAGTCGCGGTCTTCTTCTTTTTGAATGTATTGTTCCATATTTTTATCTTAGTCGTTTTTTGTTTTTAAGTCAATCAAAAAGCGCAGACTATGCTTTCTCCTTTTTCGTTTATCAAAACAAGCTTACCGTCTTTCTGATTCGCAAGAATCTTTCTCGCCTCCGCATACAAACACTCGTGACAAAAACGAGTCTTTCTTTTTGCTTTAGGAGCGCGAAAGTTAAAGTAAATGATTTTACTACTCTTATAAAGAAGAAGATAATCTCTAACGGAGTACGACATAGCGCATACTGAGCACTTTAGTTTGTTGCCGCTCTTCTTTGGAGTAATAATAAAAGCTTCTAGGAGTAACATCTATTTTGTTTTTTTTGATTTTTTTATTCTTTCGCCAATTAATCGAATCGTAATTCTCTTTGTAGCTTTTACTGAAGCACTTCCTGGGTTTGTCCCCTTTCCCAGAACGTTTTTTGATTTCGACGCCATATAAATTATTTAACGATTCATATACTTCTCTGGGTCGTTCTCCTCACGGAACTTAATCCACCAGCCTCTATTCTTGTATGAAAATCCCGGCTCACCAGCGAAAAATTTAGCATTATTTTGTGAAATTTTATCTTCTCTATTGCAAATTACCCCCAAGACAGTCACCGCGAATACGGTTAACCCAATCATGACGTTTGAAAACGTCTTTTGAAAAGCCATTCTCTCTTGGTTTTCTTTGATAATTTCTTCGTATGTTTTCATATTTTTAGTAAATGAAGTCGTAGAAGCTTATCGGAATCGTATCTGATAGAGTCACGACCTTCACCTCTCCTCCATTAAACGTTATCTTTGTGTTTAAGTCAACAGCTATTTTAACTAAAGCCCTATTTCTCGGAGAATTTACCAAAATAAAACCCCTCTTAGAGCAGAGAATAGTCGTGTAGCTTTTTAGGGTTTTTGCTGTTTCTACCTCTTCTCGGGTCAACTTCGGCGGCAAATCATCAAAAAGCCCAGTTGCAGACAAATCCGCTGAAAGAGCGTTGTCTGAAAGCTTATCGTTGTCAGCGACGGCCTGTTTAGCTTGGTCAACGACCCCTACCTCTTGAGGGTGACGAGGAATATCATTCTGCGTAAGCATCTTCCTTTGTGGGGAAGAGTTTGTTAAAACAAACGAGAAGCCAACCCCTAATCCTGCTGCTAGGATCAAGACGTTTTTGATGTTCATACCTCCTTTATAAACTATTTTTCAAAGAGAGTCAAGATAAATCAGTCGTGGAGCATATCGCTGCCCTCTTCTCCAGCGATGCTTGTCTCTATGAAGAAGTCTTCGATGTGGGAGTCTGTAAGCGTCTTTTCTGGAGGGGTGTCCATGAAGGTATTGTAGGCTTTTTTGTGAGCTTCTTGCGGGTTTGTCGCGATTACCCGAATGATTTTAACCGCTTTGTAGGATAGTTTAACGTCAAAATAATGGTCATGGGAAGCGTTCATTGATGTGTCCCTTCTTGTGTGTTTCGTTCGATTTTTTAATCTTATTAATTGCAAATTCTGCGTTATGCATATGAATATTCATGGCCACTTATTCTTATAGAGGCTATTCGCTACTTCGTTATTCTCAGAAAGAGCAGAATTCACCAACGTAAAGTTCTTTTCTATCGTTTCCATCTTCTTCGCTATGGAGTCTGAAGCCCAAAGATGGTAGCAAAAAAATAAATATTTAGATTTTAACACAACCTTGTTGAAATACTCTTCAAAAATAGGAAGAGCAAACTCCGAAAGACTATGGCTTCCAATTATCAAGTCATAACCTGAGTTTTTGCAATTCCACCCGTCATAATCGAACGCGGACACTAATTCGTATCTAGATTCGTCCACCTTTTCTTTTGCCAAAAACCAACGCTGTAATAACCCGACGTGAGGCATATCTATGATAGACCACTTATCAAACGACTGAAAGGTGTTCAGGCGCAGCCAGTTCCCGAATCCACCGCCTATTTCTACAACCGTTCCTACCTCCTGCTTGAGCCAAGAGAACAACAATACAGACATCATTATGTGTCTGCTGTCAAGATTCGTATAGCCTGCGTGTGTTTGCGGGCTGTTTTTGTATCCTAGGATTAATTTTTTACGGTTATGCTCTTCGTATTTATTGTATAACTCTTTATTCGTGTATTCAGAAATAGCAACGGCGACACTGTCTGGAGGATAATCTCCGTTGTCGATATATCCATAGATCTCCTTTTGCGAACGGAAAGACTCGAAAATACTTTCCTTACTTTCTAAGGAGGCGTTGTATGTCGAAACGCTTTTATCAAAAACATTATTGAAATCTGTTGTATTCATAATCTATCTAAGCTCTTCTCTTAAAAGTCTCCATCTATCTGAGTCGATCTCTTTTTCTCCGCTGTTTATCTTCTTTAGTACCTCTAAAATCTCTGAAATAGAATTATAGAAATATTTATGCGGGAGCATTCCCAGAAGCCAAAGCGGAGTATTCTTCTTGCCCCCCTCAATAGAAATAAAAATAGGTTTCTTCATCCTCACGGCGGTAACTAATTCCTCCGCGCTTCCCCAACTAGCCACGCTTGGGATTATGTGGGCAAGGATAAAATCAGAACGGTCAACCAAATTCAAATCGTATATTCTTATTTCATGCATTCGATTCCCGACCTCTCCAAACGCTCCTCTAGCCATCAGTTCTTTCATGTTGCCCCGAAAATCTTCCCCCTCTCCTACGTCTTTAAGAAACGGCTTCTTGTAGGGATTGAAAGCAATGATTCCCATTTTATCCAACTCTACCTCAACGCTTCTACGCCAGTCTTCTCCATTGGCGTATTCCATGTGCCCGACTAAATAGCATCTCGTTTTTTTTAAAACTTTTTTTGTCATAATGTTTCGTTCAGTTGTTCTAGTTTTTTTCTCAGAAGCTCTCTATCTCTTCCCGCAAGCTCTTGCTCCCAAGCTATCGCATAAACCTTGTCAAAGGTCGCCCCTTTTGTAAAGTGATGATGATGAATTACCGCCCTCTCGCTTCTTGTCGCCTCGTTTAATTTCAAACACTTCGCCCAAAGTAAATTATCTACTCCAAGATGATTAAATTCTGTATCAAAAATCTCCCCACCTATTTTTGCTATAAAGTCTTTTCTAATAATAAAGTGCTCGCAGATGTTTCCTCCGTCTGGATAAACTTCCCCAGAATTAAAAGCTACAAGAGCTTTTGTTTCCCGAAGAGCTTCTAGCAAACAATTCTTTTCAAATTCCATGTCATTAGAGGCAAAAACGATAAAGCTTCCGGAGCTTTTCTCTACCCCCTCCTTAACTCTTTTCGGAACTCCTAAGCGGGGGACGTCTTCTATTACTATGATCTCTATTTTACTTTTGGGATAATTTAAGTTGACTATTGAATCAAGACACCGCTTAAGTCCTTCGGGTCTTCCCAGCGTAGGGACAATGATGGATACTTTAGGAAACATCTTTTTTCTTCTTAATTTTTTCTATTCTTTTTATTATATCCTTCAGATTAGGAAGCATCTCTCTCTTGCTTTCGGAAAGCAGCCAATCCCAAATCGCCGCCTCAAAACACTTTAGAATACTCCAGCTTGGATGTTTTTCTTTGTGTTTAAAAGCGAGCCAAACGCCCTCTAGCAAGAATTCTTTTTTTTGACACGTAGTTAGATACATATCTAATACGCGTAATTCTTGATCTAACTCGTCCATCTCAGCCAACCTTTATTTTCAGCTTATCTGGAAATCCTTGATTAACGTGCTCTTTAACGATATCCCAATCGATAAATAAACTCATTGTCCCTTCGTGGCAATGAGATGCCACCCCAGGAAGAGGACTAAAACAGAGAGCCTCTTTCCCAAAGATTTTAGAAAGTCTCCCGTCGTCCCCGCCAACGTCCCATATTGTAACGCTCTTAGTCTCAGGGTCAATAACATGTTTATGAACAGCGCAGTCCTTGAATAGCTCGCTGAACTTCTTGTACGTCTTCCCGTAGCACATGAACGTGAACGTAGTGCTAGAAACCTCTCGAAAATGCCCCATTGCGTTTGCTAAAACATAGCTTTTTTTAATTTTGTTTTGGCTGTATTGGTCTGGATAATCTGTTGGATGGAAAAAGAAATGAGATTTTCCGTTCTTCATCATCTCCATAAAGCTCATGCTTTTGGCGTAAAAAACAGGATAGAAATGAAGATAGTCATCCTCACAGAAATAAATGACATCATCATCTGAAAACCCGTCGGCTTTCTCGTAGCTCTTCAGGATGCTCTGTTGATTCCCTAGGTTTTCGTAGTTTTCGACCCGAGTCTTCGGGTCTGTATTCTTAAAAAACTCAATTAAATCATCTGACAGACTATCTCCAATAATATGTAATTCGTATTCTTTCCCCTCCAAAGCTTTAACAAGGCTCTTGAAGCATAACTCTATCGTTTCCCTCTTCGAGTATCCCCAAGCTCTAGGCAGACCATTTACGCTATTTACCTTTTCGCACGCACGATAGATTATTTTCATATATTTTTATTTAAAAAGTTTAGTATTTCGTTTTCTTCTTTAGCTATGTCTTTAAATTTAAAGATCTTCATTACTCCAGCCTCTACATAAGGATTTATAAAATTGAAATCTCTACCGTCATCCTTAAAATCTCCTAGCAGAACGGTTGTTGGAATCCTCTTTACGCTCGCCATAGTTTTAACAGAGCTGTCTATAGCGACTATCTTCTCGCAGAAAAGGACGTGAGATAAGCTGTCCCATATATTGTCATATTCAACCCAAAATATATTATCGCCCTCGATCTCTCTTTTGTACTGCTTTAGTTCTTCTGTTGTTCCAAATAGAAAGTAATAATTATCTTTATTTATTATTTTCTTTACTAGAGAAGGCGGAATGAATTTAACAGGAAGGCTAAGGCGAGAATACAATTCATTAGAAAATTTGCTCCCTACCGGATGTATTCCAATGATACGCCCTTTGCCTGTGGCGTTTCTTCTTGCCATCTCTGCGCTCTTCTCTGGAATTTTAAAATTTTGAAAAATGCTTCTTTTTACTCCTTCTGACGAATGGATAAAATAATCATCACGAGCGAAAGACGAGTCTTCAAAATAGAAAGAAGAGGAGTCTACTCCCAGGGGTTTAAAGAAGCCCTCAATATCTTTAAAATGAGAATAAACCCTTACCTTTTCTCCCGCCTTGATATCATCAATGCTTTGAAGAAAGTCTCCTATTCCTCCAAAGATGTATCTCATTTCTTTACTTTACCCTTTAAAATCCTCTTCGCATGCTTTCTAGCATAAAATAGTCTAGACATAACCGTCCCTATCGAGCTGTTAGTCTTTTTAGCTATCTCAACGTACGAAAGATCATCAAATTCAAAAAGCTCTAGGACCTCTTTATGTTTTGAAGAGAGGCGATTAAGAACATATTTAACTATACTCTTCGCTTCTTGGTCCTTCTCTGTGTTCTCTATAATTTCATAAGGATTTAAAATATTGTCCGTGTAGTCATGCGTAGATCTATTTTTCAGAAGATCAAAAAGAGTATCTACGCTCTCCTGTTTGGTTCTTTCGTTCGCCATAGACACCAACTGACTTATGTTAACTAACCGACTTCTTGAGGCTCTTCTTCGTTCGTCAACGAAAACATTATACGCTATGCGATAATACCATGTATAAAATGAGCTTTGAAACTTAAAATGTTTAAGATTTTTCCAAAGCTTGATGAAAACCCCCTGAACTATCTCCTCGCACTCTTCCTCTTTTGCTCCGAAAGAAAATATAGACTTTTTTATTTTGTCTCGATGCTTCTGAATTAAAATACTAAAAGCTTCTTCGTCTTCGCTAGAGACGACAGCTCTTATCAGAGAGAAATCTTCCTCTCTGTAGCTTTCGGCATTCTGAACTGTTTCGTTCCTCTTAGAATTGTTTTGTTCCATTAAGTTCGTAAGCGTTTTTTGTTTCCGTGTCCTGTCGGTCTTTGTTACTTCTCCCGATGTGAGATACGTAGACTCCATCCTGAAAAGCTGTTAGATAATTATTATTAGTATATCTCCCAGCGAATTCCATTTCAAAATGACTCGCCGTTTCGTTAAATGTCCCGACTTTCTTGAATATGTCAAATTTTATCAAGGACGGATTCAATGAAAAATGAGGCCAATAACAGCAGCTTTGGGCTGTGGGATTTTTTTTCCAGAATTCTCCCTCACTTTCGCTTCCCCGATTATAAAACTCATGCACGATATATCTTTTACCGCTTATCTTCGTTCTTTGTGGAAACCCCCCGACCAAATTCAAGCCTTCGTTATTTGCGTGTTCTGCGTAATTCCTGTTCATAACGACCTGGCCAAGTCTCTCGTCTTCGTTTAAAATTTCAAGACAATCGCTTAGATATGTTTTCTTTTGCAAAAATACCCAATCGTCCTCCGTTTGAAAAAAGTATTTATTTTTAATATTCTCAAGCAAGAGATTCAGGCTTCTGGCGTGCCCCTTGTTCTCTTTACTCTTGAATATGAACTCAAAAAACGGATACAAACGCTTCATTTCCTCCCTGTCTTCCTGTGAGGAATTATCATCTATGCAAATCCACTGACTTATTAAGGATGAGTCCAGACACGAATTCAAGAAAGAATTAACGCTTCTTTTGAAAAGGTCTAATCTTTTGCACGAAGTAATTGTAAAGGTAATCATTAAGCTCTAATCTCCCTAGGCTCAAACTTTAATTTCAATAGTCTAACCTCTCTGTCTGGATACTCTTCGAGTTTCCCTCCGTTTGAGGCTATGCCAAAAAGCCTATTTGCTTCAAGTCTGCCCCTTTGCTCTTCTGGAAAACTGCGAGACTCCAGCAGTTCGGAGCTTATGTCCATAGCTTCTTCTTGTCGACCTATGTAATAAGCGCAAACAGAAAGCGAATCCAACGCTCTCCATTCGTAAATGTCTGAGGAAATGAATAGGGAGTCTTCCGTCGTTCTGTTTTTGGCGGCTAACGATAAATATAAATAACCTAAAGAGAAATTATTAATGGATTTATAATGCTCTCCGATCTCAAATATAGCTTCTATTCTCTGTGGCCGGTAAGCGTAGGCGGCTAAAAAAGCCTTTTCTGCTTCCGGCCAATTCCCCATCGCTTTGATACATATTGCTTTTTGAAAAAGAGAGAAATAACATTCCTCTGGCCATCCTCCCACGGCTATCCTCTTATCGTAAGCTTCTACCGCCTTATCAAAAATTCCAGCATCTTTGTACGATTGCCCCAAATAAAAGAGATACCTTTCGTTGTTCGGCTCTTCCTTTAGCTCCTCCTCAAGCGTTCGAACATCTTTTTCGAACTTAGCTTTGAAATCTTTATTTCTGTCCCCAAGTCTTCTCGATTCTACCGAGTAGTTTCCTTCTAGGTTCTCTGGTGGCCCAGAAAAAGGAGAACTTGCATACTCGTGAAGAACCCCCCTAAATCTCCAATCTAAATTATTCTTGAAAAGAAGCGGCCTCCAATAAACGAATTCGTCTCCAAATTTGAAAAGGTAAAGGTTCTTATCCAGGGTTTTTGGGAAAGAAATCTCCCCGTGAAGTAGGTCATCAGCGTCAAAGATGAATACGTAGTCGCTCTTAAACTCCGCCAATTTAAAAGCTTCCGTCCTGTTAAATCCAAAGTTTCTCCACTCTCTTTGATGGATTTCTCCGTTTATCTTCTTGCTCTTAAAAAACTCTTTGATGAGCTCTTGCGTTCCATCTGTCGACCCCGTATCCGCAACAATCCAATAGTCAAACTCTATAAGGCTACATAAATTTTTTAGAGTCTGAAGAATGATATGAGATTCGTTCTTCACTATCATGGTCAAGCATATTGTTTTGTCGTTTATCATCTTGCTAAAAGTTTATTCCCAATGACTTCTCCGAATTCTTTTCTGTAATCTATAAAAAGCTCTTCTCCCTTTTTTATTTCTCTTAGAGAAAAGAAAGAAAGATATGAAGTTTTTGATGCGTTGTCGATGCCAGTCCTCATATTCGGAGAATCAGAATGGTTTAAATAAAAGGATAAATTTACAGAATTCATCCCGTTTGCTGGGATCGCGTAGAAGCCTTCGTCGGAAGGAGAAATTAATTTTTTAATAAAAGCTATCACCGATTCATCGAGATGAGCTGTTAGTTCTTCTTCTGTAAAAACATGAGATTTTTCGAAACTAAATAGATTACACTTTCTGAACGGGTTCGTTTTTTCCGGTATATCCTTTACGGCAAAACATCCTATTCCGTGGACTTTTGAAACCCCAAATTCGCAAAAGGTTTCTTTCTGGAGGTTATGGGTTAGCACCATTTTTTTATGATTATCCATTGTATTTTCTTGTTTATTTTTTGTATTTTTTGAGCAGCTCTTCTAGCAGTCGTTGATCTAAATCCGCTCTACGACAAAGTGTCGCCACGATAATCCTTAATTTACTCACGGAGACGCTTACTCCTTGAAAATATACCCTATCCTCTTCATCTATCTCTCCCCTGGCTATTACCTCGTTTATCGCCACGAGAGATTCTTGAATCGCCTTTTTACACCAGAGAAGAGACCTCTTGCACATTTTTATTCCTAAACGCATCTCTTTCCTTGTCCCGAAAGAGTCTTTTCGTTTTTTACTCTTCATCTTCCCGAAGAATATAACTTATTTTAATACTAAGTCAAATGAGTCTTTTATTCCTTCAACAAGAGTTCTTTTAGACTCTTTAAATAAAACGTCATCCAGCTCTCTCCCGTTAGCTCTTCTATCTTTTTGTTTTCTTTTTGTCTGTCGTCCGTTATTGATTTTTCAATCATTTGATCTATGAGGCGTATAGCTTTTTCGTTCTTCATATTTAATTAATAAAAAAATGCTTCCAATCGAAATGATTCAAGTCCTTAATTAATAACCCAGCGGGAACGGGGAGCGGCTCTTTGGGAAGTTTTTTCAGCTTAAGTCCGGCTTCTTTCGGGGTGAGTTTGCCCTTCATTCGGTTTATGTCTTTGTGGCACAATACTAGGTTCTCCCATCCTTCTCCGCCGCCGCGACACTTGGGCATTACGTGGTCAACGGAAGCGTCCTCCTTCTTGAGCGCTTTATTTGAGTACTGGCAAATACCGTTATCTCTTTTCCAAATGTTGTCTTTAGAAAGCCTCATTCTCTTGAGAGGCATAGTTGCGAAGTTCTTAGAAACTAAAACAGTTGGAACTCTAACCGTCAATTTCGTAGAAGAAATCTCGAAGTCGAATTCCCGAATCGGGAGGCTAATCCAATTCTCCCAATCCATAGGGGTAATGTTTGTTGGCTTTGAGAAGTCTCCCCCCTCGTACTGAATGTCTAGAGCGACAAAGTCTCCGCCGACCAAATCACAAATTGAATCTTTAACTGTTTTGTATCCGATGGGTTGCCATGCGGAATTCAAATTCAAACAAATCAATTTATTTTCTATACTCACTATTTCCTGACAATCTCGCACTCCATATCGGGATTGTCAACAATAGCTTCGTCCAAGAGGTACTGCATTATCTTCTTGGCTTCGAGCTCTGAAACGTCGTGGAATGGGTCGTGAATTCTAACCTTGGTGTAGGTTATCTCAATCTCCAATCCGTTTATCATTAAAAGCATACAATTAGTGTATTTATCTGTATGAACCTAATCATCAAAGCTGGTCTTTCTGAGCCGCCAACTTTGAGTTTAGCTCTAAGATTAATTACACTTTCAGCCAGGGATAGTCTGCATTTATCTGTATTATTTGAATCAAAAAAAGAAAAAAGAGACCTCTATTTCTCTCTTTTGAGGGATAAGGGTCTCATGGACTTTGTGGAAGACTTAATCTTTGAAGAAGATAGAGAAGAAGGAATAAGGATAGATACGGAATACAACTACCCGTTAACAATAAAAACAAACGAAATAAATTTTACAAACATTCCAAATATACTCGGCCAAATTAGTTTTCTGAAGAGTCTTCGTCACAAATAATGTCTACCGTGACGGTGTTGGAGGTTATAAAACCTTCTTGATGAAGATATTCTATCATTTTAATGACTTCTTCGTCTGTCTTCGTGCATTTCTTGTCGTAAAGGGTGATTTTGTTCTTCTTTATTACGACCTCGCAACCTTGATACACAATCGCCATCTTCTTCATGCATATAAATACACCTTCGGTAATCCTTTGTCGGGTTGCCGAAGAGTTATTCAACACGGCTGATGGCCCCAGTCCGTTTCCTTGAGCTCATCCTCATAACGCACCATTTGTTCCTCGGGCGTCAACGACTTGGCTGACTTTTCCTCGGGCAGTGAAGAATTTGCGGAAGCCGACGAATCTGCACTTGCGTCCGCTGCCGATGGAGCGGCGGACTTCGCCTCATTTGCTGCGGACTGTTGCGGAGCCGTCATAAACTTCCTGCTGTTGCTGACTACCGCCTGCACCACCGAGTTGGTTGGTGCCACCAGTCGCTCCACCGCGAGTGGAGATTGCAGAAGTCCGAGGATTGGAGATGCGCATTGTTTGGACGCGGAGTGATATGCGTGGCCTCGAGCTGAACTGGTTCGTTCCAGCGCTTTTATTCCCGATCGTGCTCATGATGTTGCGCGGATTGGCTCTGAGCGAGGCGAGGCCGGTCGCTCCCCAAATGCTGATGGGGCGCGTACTGCTACTAGTCAAGTTGGTGTTAGCTCCTGCTCCACCCGTTTGAGTACCCGCTTCAACCCCGGTCGGTTGCGGGGGCTGTTGCGGGGGCTGTTGCGGCTGCGGCTGTTGCGGCTGCGGCTGTTGCGGCTGCGCTGTCGTTGTGTTGTTCGGGTCGGTCGTCAACCCGTTCAGGGTGGATTGGTAATTATTGTTTGCGTTGGACACGCCGCGCGCTTGGCTTTTGATGACGCCATAGTTCATTCCGCCAACGCCTTGCAGAGAGGACCCGATAGCGCCCGCAGCCATAGTGCCAGCCAAGGTTTGGGCAGCGGCGTCTTGAGCGACGAGCGCAAGCACGAGGGCAGCTAAGAAAAGAGGAATTTTCACAGGTGGTTGATTCGAATGAGATTACTGGCCACCGACGTTGGACGGCGGCGGCGGTTGTGACTGACCGCCACCGACGGGGGCGGTGGGAGTGGTCGAGGTCACGGTCGCCGTGGGGCGACGGAGATTCACGCGGGAGACGGAGGCAGTCCGGGTGGCCGTCGGGCGCACGGTCGATGTGACTGCGGCGGTGGTGACGCTGCCGCGAGTGCTTACCTTGGTGGTGCCGACGGTCGTCTTGACCGGCACACCGAGGGGCTTGGTGGTGCTGTAGCCTTCCTTCTTTTCGCCGCCGCCAACTTGGTTGTTTTCGCCTTCGCCAGCAAAGGCGGACGTAGAGGAAGAACAAAGAATGAGTGTCAGGATTAGGTTTTTCATATATTAAATTAATTATTACCAGATTATGTAGTTTGAGTTTAGAGCGTCGAGCCAATCTATGTCTTCACTTGCTTTTGCTTTCTTTACCATCTTATGCTGACTTTTGCAAACAGCAAATCTTTGCTTTTGATTTGCAAACTCCCTGTTCATTCTCTCGTCGGACATACAATCTGAAATGAAATCTTTTTCAGGCTGCCCTTTCTCTGGAGACGGCAGAGGCATATAGAGTATATACACAGCATTTATTCTGAAGTAAAGAAGAATATCAATAGGAGGCCAAAACGACTCCATGTTCAAGGATGCTTACTTCTTCAAATCCGTAGCTCGTTTTAAAAAAATCAAAAAACCCCTGATTGCTTTCTTTATCTAAAGCGAAAGCTTTAAAAATCTCAGAGCAGTCCTTATTGAGAAGAGCTCTTTTCTGACAGCAAGCCGACGAGACAACGCTAAAACAGTTATCCACCACTTTAAACGAGTCGAAATTCTTCACTATCTCCGCATAGTTGCTTGGAGACTGTCTAATAATAGCAACAAGAGTTTCGAACTGGCCAACTTGTATGGGAAATTTTTTCATTTGGACGTTTTCACAAGAATTGAGTATAGCAATAGCGAAATATAAAAATTAACGAAAAAGAAACCGAATTGATAGACCAAAGAGCAGCAAAGGATATTTAACCAAAACCCAAAGCAAATAGGGCAACTTAACAGTTTTGTGAAAAAATTGGGATAATTAATTAATAAATAATTAGGATAACTAGAGATGATTTGTTTCTTCTCCTCTGTTGCGGCGAACGGATTATAAGTCTTAAAGACTGCTAAATACTCATATATTGCGTTTGTTTCAAACCAAACTATAAGAATGAAAACAACAACAAAAGAAGGATAAACGTCGTAAAGAGTCATAGCGTGAGACCTCAACCGTTAGTTGCGTAAACTTTTGTATATACAGCTTGAGGTCTACCGAGTTTTGTTTTAACTCGGCGAACGAGAATCAAGTCTCCGCGACTTAATGCGTCGTTAATTTTAGAATGGACAGAAACCTTTGAGATCGCGTTGTTTGAGATTTCCGCGACCTGATTGGCTGTAAACTCCCCCTCCGGCCACAGAAGGGAAAACGGTTTACGGCCGCGTTTTCCGCTTGGGGTGGTTGATGCTACTTCTTTGTTTGAGTTTTCTGGATTCATATATTTATTAAGATGACTGTCTTTTGCTCGTTTGCAAGTTTTTTTTGATTTTTTTAAAATTTAACCTGTCAAAGACGCGTGACTATCATTGAAGCCTCAATAAAATTAATTGATTGGTTCCAAAAGAATGATTTCTTTTATCTGGAAAAGAATTTCAAAGACGTCGTTTTCATCACTGAAGATAGAGAAGCAGACAAAGCGGCGCTGCTGTGCGGCCTTAGAAAGCTTGAGAAAATGAACATAGTGTCTCAGGGATGCGCCGATGGAGATGCTATTTTCGTTTTGGAGAAGCCTCTAGAGAGTATGGATCAAACTGTGACTATTTCTAGTTCAACAGCTAAAGAAGTAGCCATGATTATTAATATCGCTTGCGAAAAAGCAGATGTTCCTTCTGATTTCTGTGACTTTGCAGACCTCCGAGAAAAAGACATTAAGAATTTAATCGTTATTATTCACTCTCTCATGGAAGATAAAAAAGATTGACTTTTTGAAAAGCGGTGGCAAAAATAAGAAAGTTCTTTGAAGCGGTAACAGCTTGCCTAGCATTAGGCTAAAACACTCAAGAGACAACAGGCCCGTAAAAAGACATCAACCAAACAGACCTAAAAAGTCTGGAGCCATTTCGGGAAAAAGCGGCTTCATAGGTTGGTTCCAAAGGGATGCTAGAAACTTATACCCCCTCAAGGGAAAAGACTAGTGGTCATAAAAAACAAGTCCTACCGCAGAACAAAGAACACGGAACATAGCAATGGATAGTCGTCAGCTAGGCTAAATAAGGCCAATGCGAAGGACTGAAGCGGGTATCTATTGATTGATTAATTAACTATCCCAAGAGATAGAGTTGACTGCTATTGCTTATAGCCGCCGCTCAGGGAAAAATTTTAAAAAGACTAGTGGTCTTGCGGGGAAACTTTTATATGAAAACAAAAATCATAGGCATATCCGGTGTGGCTGGTTCCGGTAAGGACTTATTCTTTAATTCTTTATCTTCCAAGATTAACGCCAAGAGGTTCGCGTTGGCAGACGAACTCAAGAACGAGGTTCGTGTTCCGTTTTTGAATCTGTATGGTATTGATATCTTGACTTGTTCTAGAGAGGATAAGGAGACGCTTAGGCCCGCTTTGGTTTCTCACGGATTAATACGGAGAAATCAGACAAATGGAAGATATTGGGTGGATAAATTAAATGACAAAATTAAAGCCTCCGTCTTCTCTGATTTTCTTGATGGCTGCCCCCATTCTCTCCATTGTGTCACGGACATAAGATATGATTCGTTTAAAAAAGATGAAGTTCATTGGCTTAAGGAGGAGATGAATGGAGTTCTTGTTCATATTTCAAAGTTTAAAATGGTCGACGGAAAAAAGATATACACGACCGCGCCAAACACAGAAGAGGCAACCCAGAACCCCAAGCTACTCAAGAAGGCTGATTACGCGGTGGAATGGGAACACTCCAATGGAAACGAAGAAAAAGTAAACAAATTCATCTCCCCAATCATCGACGATTTCATAAAATGGATAAGCAATTAATCAACGATAGCGATAGAAACAAAAGAAATCTCTTAAAGAGGGATCTTTATTTGAATTATTTTAATTATAAGATTAAAAATAACGAAAATTTTTCTTTTACTAAATTCGGAGACGAAGAACTTGAGTGTATCTTTGGCTTTCGTGATGGCGAAGAAAACCGCGACGGACACCCGCTTTCCAAAGAACTAGGAGAATTTCTTAAGGTCGCCCTAAAAAAAATGGCAAGAAGAGCTGATGTGTTTATTGGTGATTGGCCGGGTCGGGCGGGAGATGAATTTTCTCAACTTAGAGATGATTACCTTAATTGTGAAGGCTTAATTCCTAATTATCTTTATTACGCGCTTCTATTGACTCATGATTCTCTCAATCACAACCTCAGAACCCTCTTGGAATCCATAAAAAACTCAAAAAGAAAAAAGATATTCATCGGTCCAAACAAATTAAATGGAATTAAAAACCTTTTAAATGTTGACGAAATCATTATAACTCCAGAGACTAATTCCTTTTCTAAATACAACGAAATAAAAGAAAACGCCGTAAAGAGTATTCAGAAGGACGCTATTTTTCTCTTTTCTTTTGGATTAAGCAGTAAAGTCTTAACTAGCGATCTCCTTTCTTTAAATAAAGAAATAACTATCCTTGACTTTGGCAGCGGATTTGATCCAATTTTACTAAACAAAGAAGCAAGAGTCGGACAAGTTCACAACGAAAAAGTAAAAAAATTCTTCGAAAGTCTCTTGACGTAATGATTCATGCTGGCATAGTCCACGAAGTCTATGACTACAAATAATACAAAAACACAAACGAAGCAAAACAATCAGACCGAAATTGGCGCTCTCTGGAAAAGACAGAGCCAAAAAGGTCAAAAGTATCTCGCTGGCACCATCAAGCAACAGGATGACATGGGGCAGAAGATCGAAACGAAGATCGTCATCTTCCCCATCGATAACAAATCTAATCCCAATTCTCCGGATTTCAGAATCTACCTTTCGACTCTTCCAGCTAAAGGCGCAACATCCGAAAGCGCGACCCCGACCGCAACAACCGTTAAGGTTTCCCCAAGAGGAGAACACCCTTCAATGCGTCGAGCAGAGCCAGACGCTCAAAAAACCGCAGACTCAGAAGCTTCTGAATTTCAGAGCGGGCCCGATGAAGAAATCCTTTAATGAAATACTGCCTTAACGTTCCGATAAACTCGGTTTCTTTTGGGCAGGTAGCAACAATGATACTTCGTGGCCTCTTTAACAGGGGTCACGAAGTTGTTGTTTCCCCCATTGGAAATTCTATAGATTTTTCTACTCAGAAAGACGATCAAATCTTTCAAAATTGGGTGGCTTCTGGGGCGCAGAAATTTCTAAAAGAGCATAGCAGAGAAAATCCAGCATTTAAATTGTGGCACTTAAACGGCTCCCTGGAAACGGTAAGTAAAAAAAATATTTTAATGACTTTTTACGAGTTGGATTCCCCAACCGAAGAAGAGATTAATATCGCGAAAAATTGCGATGAATTAATTTTTACAAATAAAGAAACTCAAGAGATTTTTGCCAAACACGGAGTTAGTTCGCGCGTAGTTCCTCTGGCTTTCGATGATTTTAATTTTGAAAGAAAAGATAAAAAGTATTTCGATGACGGAAGAGTAGTCTTTAACCTAACGGGAAAGTTTGAAAAGAGAAAACATCACGAGAAGATAATTAAAAGTTGGGTGAAGAAGTTTGGCAATAACAAAAAATACAGCCTACAGTGCTGTATTTACAACGGCTTCCTTTCCGAAGCTCAGAATAAAGAACTGTTCGTCAGAGCAGTAGAAGCTAAGAGATACGAAAACGTCCAATTCTTAAGCTTTCTGCAAAAGAATACGGTCTATAATGATTTTCTAAATTCTGCCAATATTATTCTAGCTATGTCTGGAGCAGAAGGCTGGGGTTTACCGGAGTTTCACTCTACAGCAATAGGAAAGCACGCGGTCGTTCTTAACGCACACGGATACAAGGAGTGGGCCAACAAGGATAACTCCATACTCGTTAATCCCAAAGGGAAGATCGACGCGTATGATGGAATATTCTTTCATCCGAACAAACCATTCAATCAAGGCCAAATTCACGACTTTGATGCGGACGAGTTCATTACTGCTTGCGAAGAAGCAGTCAAAAGAGTTGAATCTGGAAAAATAAACGAAGAGGGGCTGAAACTTCAGAAAGAATTTTCCTTAAATCGAATGACCGAGGAAGTGCTAAAGGCTTTTTGATATGCCGATCTATCTTTTTAAAAATCCTAGAACAGAAGAGATAAAGAACGTTCTACAGAAGATGAACGATGAGCATGTCTTTGTGGACAAAAATGGACTATCTTGGGAAAGAGTCTTCACGATACCAAGCGCGTCGATTGATACGGAGATAAATGCTTTTTCCGAATCAGATTTCGCAGAGAAGACGAAGAAGAAGAATTATTCGGTTGGGGATTTGTGGGATAAATCAGCAGAATTAAGTTCGAAGAGGGAAAAAATTCTAGGCTCTGATGCAGTGAAGAAAAAAAGCCAAGAAGCCCGAAAAGAAAAGACAAAGAAAAAGAATAAATGAAATTTTCCGTCTTTACTCCTTCCCATGAATTTTCCAAGTTGTCAATCCCAGCGAAAAGCTTAGAGAAACAAGTCTACAAAAATTTCGAGTGGATAATCCTTTTGAACGGAGCATCGAGGGATGCATACGACGTCTTAAAGACTAATCTTTCGGACGAACTCCTGAAAAAGACTAGGATAGTTTCTTCCGACTCCAAAAACATAAATATAGGATTTTTAAAAAAGAAGGCTTGCGAGTTCGCTTCTGGAGAAATCCTAGTCGAGCTCGATCACGACGATGAATTAGAGCCAGAATGCCTAGAAGAACTCCTTGAGGCATTCAAACAGGAGTCCACAGACTTTGTTTACTCTAGTTGTTTTCACGTCTACGATGGCCAACCGAGCAAACCCTATTCGGAGTATTTCGGCTGGAAATATTCCCTAGACGAAACGAAAAATAGATTCACAACTCACGCCTTTGAGCCCTCGGCTTTGTCATTTTCCTATATCTGGTATGCGCCCAATCACGTAAGAGCGTGGAGAAAATCATTTTACTACAAAATTGGGGGACACGACGAGTCTTTGGATGTCTGCGATGACTTCGACTTGGTATGTAGAACTTACATAGCAGGAAGTTGCGTTATGATCGATAAAGCTCTCTATACGTACCACGTAAATAAGGGTCAGAATACGTGTTACAGTAAGGAGAAAAATGAAAGAATACAGGACCTAACAAAAAATCTCCATGATAAGTACATTGAAGACATGGTGATAAAATGGTGTGACATAAATAATCTAAAGAAAGTTGATCTCTGTTCTTTTAGTCGCAAACACAAAGGCTTTATCACGGTTGATAAGTTCGCTCACAAAAACGTAGATGTAGTTTGCGATTTGGATCAAGGGTGGCCGTTTAAAGATGGAGAAGTCGGTCTTTTTAGAATGCAAGACGCTTTAGAGCATTTGAAAGATCCAATCCATACGATGAAAGAAATGCATCGCTGCTTGGCTGATTACGGATGGGGACTCATTGAGGTTCCGAGCACCGACGGAAGAGGAGCATTCCAAGACCCGACTCACGTAAGCTTCTGGAATAGTAATAGCTTTTGGTATTACACAAAGAGGGAGACGGCGGCATATATAAATACCCCTGTTAAATTTAAATTAAATAGAATTTTGGATTATTTTCCTTCCGATTATCACAAGACTCATAACATTTCTTACGTCAAGGCTCATTTAGTAAAGTTGAAAGACGGAGAAACACCTCCTGGCGGAAGAGAGATTTAAAAAACTCTTTATTTGGGTTCTGATTGCCTCCGAGTAATTAAATTTTTTTTTTCCTTTTCTTCTTCTCAAGACCGTGCTAATTTAAGTTCATGTCAATCGAAGAGCATATTTTACAAAACAATCCGAATCGTTTCGTGGTATTTCCGATTAAGCATCAGGACATCTGGGAATTTTATAAAAAAGCAGAAGCTAGTTTTTGGACTGCTGAAGAGGTGGATTTGAGCGAGGACATTTCTCATTTCAATAATCTTAACGAGGGAGAGAAGCACTTCGTTAAAAACGTTCTAGCATTTTTTGCCGCGTCAGATGGGATCGTAAATGAAAACATCGCACAGAACTTCGTAAACGAAGTGCAGTACCCAGAGGCCAAGTTCTTCTACGGGTTTCAGATAATGATGGAGAACATCCACAGCGAAACGTACTCCCTCCTGATCGATACATACGTAAAAGATTCGGAAGAACAAAATAAACTATTTAATGCTATAGAGACCGTTCCGTGCGTAAAAAAGAAAGCTGAATGGGCTTTGAAATGGATTAGCTCGCCGAGCTTCGCGGAAAGACTTATTGCTTTTGCGGCTGTTGAAGGAATTTTCTTTTCTGGAAGCTTCTGCTCTATCTTCTGGCTAAAGAAGCGGGGGCTAATGCCTGGACTTAGCTTTAGTAATGAGCTGATTTCGAGAGACGAGGGTCTTCATTGCGATTTTGCTTGTCACATCTATAATAACCACATCGAAAACAAACTACCGAAAGAAAGAATCAGAGAAATCCTTCAGTCTGCGCTGGCGATTGAAAAGGAGTTTATCACAGACTCCCTTCCTGTAGATTTGATTGGAATGAATGGTTCACTGATGAAAACTTACTTGGAATTTGTTACAGATAGGCTTCTCGTCTCTTTAAACTGCGAGAAAGTCCACAACAGCGGAAATCCGTTCGACTTCATGCAGAACATTGCCCTGCAAAACAAAACCAACTTCTTTGAAAAGAGGGTGGCAGAATACGCTAAGGCGGGAGTAGGAGAAAAAAATAACTCACTATCGTTTGATGTTAGTTTTTAATTGATAAAAATATGGAAGTAATTAAAAAAGACGGGTCTAGAGAGGTAATGAAGTTCGATAAGGTCTCTGCGAGAATAAAGAGGATGACTTACGGACTCAACTCGAGCTTCGTTGATTATTCTGAGGTAGCAATCAAAGCCATAGGCGGACTTTATAATGGCGTAACGACAAAAGAGGTAGACCGTCTCGTTTCGGAAACAGCAGCCAGCCTTACATCAATCCACCCAGACTATTCTACCCTAGCGGCAAGGATAGCGGTAAGCTCTTTGCATAAAGAAGTAGAAGATCATTTCAGCAAAGCGATGGAAAAACTCCATAAGTTTAAGGACGAGACGACTGGGGAAGATTCTGGATTCCTGAGCGAAGAAACTTGGGGAGTAATTAAGAAGCACGCAAAGAAACTGGACTCTTTGATTGTTGAAGACCGAGACTTCAATTTCGATTACTTCGGATTCAAAACTCTCGAAAGAAGTTACCTTCTTAAAACGAACAACAGGATAGCGGAGACTCCACAGTTCATGTATATGCGCGTCTCGGTTGGGATATGGGGAGACGACTTGGAGATGGTGCAAAAGACGTACGACTATCTTTCTCTTGGATATTTCACGCACGCTACCCCCACTCTTTTTAACGCAGGGACAAAACGAGCACAATTGGCTTCTTGTTTTTTACTAGGAAATAAAGGAGACTCGATCGAGGGTCTTTTCGATACGGTTAAGGACGTAGCGACCATCTCGAAGTGGGCTGGAGGAATCGGGCTTCATGTCCACGACGTTCGCGCGAAAGGAAGTTACATTAAAGGGACGGGCGGATACTCTGATGGTCTCGTTCCTATGATGAAGACTTACAACGAGGTTGCTCGCTGGATAAATCAGGGAGGAAAAAGGAAGGGGAGCTTCGCCATTTATATCGAGCCTTGGCACGCGGACATCTACGAGTTTATTGAGCTTCGCAAAAACCACGGGAAGGAAGAGATGAGAGCAAGAGATTTATTCCTAGCTCTTTGGACTCCAGACTTGTTCATGCAGAGAGTTAAGGAAGACGGAGACTGGACTCTTTTTTGCCCGAATGAGGCTCCCGGACTTGCTGACGTATACGACTCCATTGAGGAGAAGAGATTTACAGAGCTTTACACGAAATACGAAAAAGAAAACAAGGCCAAGAAGACCGTGAAGGCTAGACACCTTTGGTCAGAAATCCTAAAGGCTCAAATGGAGACAGGAACCCCGTACATTCTGTACAAGGACGCAGCAAACAACAAATCTAACCAAAAGAACCTCGGCACAATAAAATCCAGCAATCTTTGCGCCGAGATTATCGAGTACAGTAGCGGCAAAGAACAGGCCGTTTGCAACCTGGCCTCAATCGCTCTTCCCAAATACATAGAAAAGACAAAAGACAAAAAGAAGTTCTTTAATTTTGAGAAGCTTAAGGAGGTTGTCCATCAGGTAACATTAAATCTTAATAAAGTTATTGATGTAAATTTCTACCCCACAGAAGAAACAAGAGTATCCAACCTAAAGCACAGACCCATCGGTATTGGCGTTCAGGGGCTTGCTGACACATTTGCAATATTGGGATATAGCTTTGACTCGGAGGAAGCCAGAAGATTAAATAAGGACATTTTTGAGACGATGTACTACGCGTCAATGAACGCTTCAATAGAGATAGCAAAAGAAGAAGGAGCGTACGCCTCATTCAAAGGGTCTCCCCTATCAAAGGGCGCGTTTCAATTTGACCTGTGGGGAACGGCTCCGTCAAACAGATATGACTGGATCAAGCTCAGAGAGCAAGTGGTAAAGCACGGAGCGAGAAACTCCCTACTCATCGCCCCAATGCCAACAGCATCAACGGCCCAAATACTCGGGAACAACGAATGCTTCGAGCCTTTCACAAGCAACTTATACAAAAGAAATACTTTGAGCGGAGAATTCGTCATCGTTAACAAACATCTGGTGACGGACCTTATTGCTCTAAATCTGTGGAACGACCACGTTAGGCTGAGAATGTTCGAGGAGAACGGATCCATACAACATATAGTAGACATTCCGGAGAATATAAGAAACATATACAAGACCGTGTGGGAGATCCCTCAGAAAGTAATTATTGATCTAGCGGCGGAAAGAGGAGCTTTCGTGTGTCAATCTCAGTCCATGAACATCTTCATGAAGGACGTCAATATGGGGAAATTGAACTCTGCCCATTTTTACGCATGGGGCAAGGGTTTAAAGACGGGGATGTACTACCTGAGAACTCTTGGTAAATCAGAAGCGATAAAGACTCTCGGCGTAGAAAGCTCAAAGAGCAAAGAGGACGCTTCTCTGATGTCCTGCTCGGTAAGCGACCCCGAAAATTGCCAGTCTTGCAGCGGCTAATTGGTGTATAAGTAGGCATGGACCACTCGACATTAAGTTGGCAATTAGTTATCAATGCTCTTTTCGGGGTGTTGACCTTCTTCGGCGGCTGGATACTAAAGATAAACTTTGCTTTGTTAAGTAGGATGCAGGACGATTACAAGCAGCTTTATACAGAAAGCAAAGAAGACTTTAGAAAGCTTAATGAAGATCTCACGACCTTAGCTCTTTCCATTCCTGAAAAATACGTTTCCAAGGACGACTTTAATAACTTGGTTAAAGTGGTTCATCACAGATTCGACAGACTTGAGGAAAAGCTTGACGCCATGAAAAAGTAGTTTGACTTTTCTTCTTTTTGACTCCATTGTCTTATTCATGGATTACTACATCAACCACGAAGCATGGCAAGTACAAAATTACCCCCACGATCACCTCTCTTCCGACCTGACTCAAGAAATAATTAAAAAATACAGAGGGGATTGCGATACCTTTTTCGAGACAGGAACAAATGAAGGCTTGGGAGTCGCGCAGGCAATAAACGCTGGATTTGAAGACGTTCATTCCGTAGAGGTGTGTGAAAGCTTCTTCCTTACCTCTTTTGAAAGATACAAGGATTACAGAAACGTAAACATCTATCTCGGAAATGCGAATGATATATTAAGGCTGACTCTTCCGTTTCTTAAAGAAAATAAAATATTCTTCTGGCTAGATGCTTGGAATTATTATTCCATGCCTGTACTTTACGACCTAGGCGAAATAGCAAAGCATGAAAACAAAAATAATGTAATTTTGATAAATAATGTAAACAAGTTCGAAACAAAAGAGTGGAACTATCTGCCGAAGGAAGAAGCTGAATCGGAAATACTAAAGATAAATGGCTCTTATCTTATAGAAGAACACGGAAATATCATGGTCGCTCGTATCCCCCCAGTATGAAAGTTCTTTTACACCTATGTCTTGCTGCGGGCGATTTGATCCTTTATACGGGAGTTCTCCGTCATTTAAAGGTGGAATATCCCGACGTGGAGTTCGATTTTTTATGCAGAAGAATTCACGCGTCCATTCTTGAGAACAATCCTAATTTAAAAAATTTATTAATTTTAGAAGACTACGACAGCCCTTGGAACGGCACAGAAAGTATCCCAAGTCAAGATGCTTATTACAACGAGTGGATAGAAAAAACTTTCAAAGGAAAATACGACAAGCTTATACACTGCCTGTTTAGCTTCCCTTTAATATCGATACCCGATCTTTCACCGAGCAAAAACATTATTCGACTAGTGGGTAATCACGGCTTCCCGATTAAAGCGTCTGAGGAGGAAATGAATCCAATTTTTTACTACGATCGAGAAGACTATGTAAAGGCCGACGAATTATACAAAAAAATAAAGAATTCTGTTGCTGGGGATTTTTCGATATGTCTTTTCGAAGATAGAGCCCACACGCTCTTTAATCCTTATCAGGAGGCCACGAACGGAATCCTTAAAACGTGGATGAGAAAGGGTCGCGTAAATAAAGAGCTAAAGAACAAAAGAAAGTATGTCAGCGTAGGGAATAACCTAAACAATGATTTTCTGTTAAAAGATTTAGAAATAAAACAGATAAAGCTTTTCTTCGAAAAATATTGTGATTATTTTTTTGGAATGACTTCTGGAATTTCTTGCGCTTTGACAGCCTTCCCGTCTGAATTAATAAACAAAAAAGCTATAGTTTGCTTTCCAAAAATAAGCTGGATCACCTCATCCCGGATGTCCATAGATCTTTCCGGGTACTATCCATATCAATCGTCTAGTTTTACGACAAAGTGGGATCATTACTCCTTAAAAGATTGCTTTGAACTTTTATGCGATCCTTAATGATTAGAGAAATAAACGATAAAGACGAAATAGAAAAGTTTATAGAGAAAACGGGGGAAACCCTTCGAAACCTTACCTCTTTTGAAACGATAAAAACAGACTCAATCGAAGACTATTTACTTACATCCATACTTTACGAAAGCAATCAAGCCGTCGCCTATGGGCACCTAAGAAAAGATGGAGTCAATGCCGGGTTAGACGTCTGCGTGGTCGGCTCATCCACGAGAAAAAATTTTGGAGAGGAAATGATTGTATATCTTCTCGAAGAGGCAGCAAAAATGAAGATAGGGGAGGTGAGTCTGTCTACTCATAGAGCCAACAAGGAAGCAATAAGCCTGTACGAAAAACTCATTTTCATTAAACACGCAGAAAACGAAAATTTTTTATTCTTTAAAAAGAAAACCTCGCAAATAAACATACGACAGAGAAAGGAAGGAGAGGGAGACGTCATCGTTTTTGAAATATGAAAAAAATAATCATTACTGGTGTTTCCGGACAGGACGGATCATACATGTCGGATTTTTTATTAAAAGAAACGCCCTATGAGATTTACGGAATGGTTCGTCGGTCTTCAAGTCCGAATTACTCCAATTTGGACGAAGCGATAAATAACGAAAGATTTAAACTAATCACCGCCGATCTTTCAGACTCTCAGTCGTTAGAGAACATAATAAGAGAAATAAACCCTGACTACTTTATAAACTTTGCGGCACAATCTTTTGTTGGCTCCAGTTGGCAACTTCCAGAGCAGACTTTTGACGTAACTGCCTTGGGAGTTTTAAGGTGTCTAGAGGCGATAAGGAAATTCTCACCAAGTTGTAGATTCTATTCTGCGGGTTCAAGTGAAGAAATGGGTGACGTAATGTACTCTCCGCAAGACCTCAAACATCCTATTCGCCCTCGCTCTCCGTACGGAGCCGCGAAAGCTGCGGCTAGACATTTAACAAAAGTTTATAGAGATTCTTATAATCTATATGCGATACACTCGATATTGTACAATCATGAGTCAGAGAGGCGAGGAGAAGAGTTCGTTACGAGAAAGGTCTCAAAAGGAGTAGCAAGAATAAACAAAGCGATAGGAAAGGGAGAAAACTTTCTTCCCATTGAGCTCGGAAATTTAGACACGAAAAGAGATTGGTCTCACTCGAAAGACTTCGTGAGGGGCATCTGGCTAATGCTTAATCAGAAATATCCAAAGGAATACATTCTTTCTAGTGGAGAGACTCATTCTGTAAGAGAGTTCGTTGAAAAAGCCTTTTTATCGATTGGCATAGAGGGGTTCTGGCAAGGTAAAGGGGCGGAAGAGGAATATCATCTGGCTAACGCAATCCACGAAGAGCTTCCGAACATAAAAAGTTGCCTTATTAAAGTTAATCCCAAATTCTACAGACCAGCAGAGGTGGACCTGCTGCTTGGAGACTCCTCCGAGATCAGAGCGGAGCTTGGCTGGGCTCCAGAAATATCTTTTGACCAACTAGTTAATCTTATGGTAAAGAACGATATCAATAAATAATTTTTCAAACAATGAATCTTAAACATAGACAGACCTGCCGTATTTGTGGCAATCCGAATCTGACAGATGTAATCGATTTAGGATTAATCCACTCCCAAGGGGCGTTTCTCAAAAATAGACAAGAGAACTTGTTTAAGAGAAAAATCCCCAACGTAATTACTCGCTGCGATACAACGAAAAACGAGAACTCGTGCGGTTTGGTACAAACAAGACACAGCGTTCCAACATATATTCTTTACAGCAACTACTGGTATCAATCAGGAATAAGCCACACGATGAGGCTCCACCTTTCGGAAATCGTTTCCAAAGCGTTGGAGATAACAAAAAAAAAGAAGGGGCTTGTCGTTGATATCGCTTCTAACGATAATACGCTACTCAGAAATTATCCCAACAAATTTAAAAAAATAGGAGTAGATCCTTCAGACATCGCCCTTCAACAAACAGACAAAGACATAACGGTGATAAACGAAGTCTTTCCAACAAAGACGCTAAGATCTGCTCTGGGAGGAAAGAAGGCGGACATCGTTACCTCTATAGCCTGTTATTACGATGTAGAGGATCCGGTTTCATTTGCTGAAGAGGTTAAGGCGATAATGAAGGAGGATGGCGTTTGGATTTTCGAAGTAGCGTATCTTCCATTGATGATTAAAAACTTAGCTTACGACAGCTTTGTGTGCGAGCATATTGTTCATTACCACTTAGCTCCGTTAGAAATGATGTTCAAACAGTTGGGTCTTCGCGTGTTTAGAGCTACCGAGACGAAGACTAACGGCGGAAGTATTATGTGTTTCGTAACTCACGAAAACAACACAGCTTATGATAATGAGGAATCCAAAGCGCAGATATTCGCGTTAAGACTCAAAGAGTTTGACATGTCTTTGGACGAAAATGAGACATACAAAAATTTTGGCAAAAAAATAAAAGAACACAAGAGCGAACTAGTTTCTCTTTTGTCTCGACTGAAGAGGGAAAAAAAGACCGTACATGTTTACGGAGCATCCACAAAACTCAACACCATATTAGGCTATTGCAGTATTGGACCAGAGTTAATAGAGTACGCGGCAGAAAGAAGTGTCGAAAAAGAAGGATGCTCCACTCTCGACGGAATAAAAATTATATCCGAAAAAGAAAGCAGACACATGAAGCCGGATTATTACTTGGTCGGGCCATATCATTTTAAGGATGAAATCCTTGAAAGGGAAAAAGATATGATTAAAAATGGAACTAAATTCATCTTCCCATTGCCTGAACTTAAAATCTATTGACAGCATAGCAATGAAGATATACGATTGGTTTAAATGGACAAGAAACTAGAACACTCAAGATGCAAGCTCCTTGTCTCAAAATTCGTACTTAAAGACCAATTAAATTGGCCCAGAGAGATTAAGATCGCCAAGAAACTCCTGAAAGAATATCCGGACTTCAACACTTGGACGCAATTAAAATTAGATTTTAAACTGAACTCTTTGGCCTTTTTCTTTACGGACGAAGGGAAAGTCCATCTTACGATTTTGAAGTTTAACAAATCGAAAGAAAACGTCCTTGACCTTTTCTCGAAACAAAGCGAAAGTATAGGGGAAGAAAAGATTGGGCAGGATGTCAAAACAGACAGTAAACCCTTGTCTCTTAAAGACTTCCTTAAAAAGAAATTTTAAATATGGCAAAGAAAAAAGACGAAATAGTGGAGTTCTCTGGGAATTCTCCTGCGGAGCAGATTAAGGCTTACCTCAAGAACAACAAGGAAGACCATTACGCGTTCGATCAGGCGGAGACATACAGAGTGTCAAGCGGAAGTCTTCTTCTTGACATTGAAATGGGCGGAGGAATTAGGCCCGGGATAATGCGTTTTTGCGGACTAGCGGAGGGCGGCAAGACAAGTTGCGCATTAGCCTTCGCGAAGAACTTCCAAGAAACAGTAAAGAATTCTTTCGTAGTTTATATCAAGTCGGAGGGAAGACTGTCGAAAGAGATACTGGAGCGTTCCGGACTTAATGTCTCCGAAGACAGAATGACAATCTATCCGTCAAACGTGTATGAGTCTGTCATCTCCCTGATAAGAGATTTAGTAAAAAATAACCCAAACGATGTGCGGTACTTGTTCATCATTGACAGCATGGACGCACTAGTTCCAAGAAACGACATAGAAAAGCCGTTTGAAGAGGCTAATAAAGTTGCGGGCGGTTCTTTGCTTTCCTCTGACTTCTTACGGAAGATGGCCCTCGGTCTTTCCAGTAAAGGGCATATTTGTATTATGATTAGTCAGGTGAGAAGCACCGTTACGATTAATCCGTATGCAAAGACCGACCCAAAACTCACAAACGCCTCTGGAGGAAACGCCCTGCTGCATTATAGCGATTGGATTCTTGAATTTCAGCAAAGATTTAAGGGCGACTTGATTCTTAATAAGGTTAACGGTAAAGATGAAATTATCGGACATTTTTGCAAAATCGTTTTCAAGAAGTCCCCCAACGAGAAGACAAACAAAGAGGTTCGTTATCCCATACGCTACGGGAGAACAAACAGTCAAAGCGTTTGGGTAGAACAAGAAGTAACAGATACGCTTTTGATGTTCGAGATGATTTCTCAAAAAGGAGCTTGGGTCACTGTCTCCGATGAGTTAATCGAAGAATTAAATAAAAAAGACTTAAAAATAGAGAAGCAGCATCAGGGTTTGGACAACTTCAGAAAATACCTAGAAGACAATAAAGACGCCTGCTCTTACCTATTTAAGAAGTTCAAAGACGTTCTATCGAAAAAGTAATGAAAATCCTCGTTACTGGCGGCGAGGGTTTTATCAGAAGAGATGAGGTTATTTAACATAAACGGAAAGCTTGTAAAGAAAAACGTTTCAAAGTATTTGATTGACTGGAATAAGAAGTCTCGGTCAAATATCCAATTCGCAACCAAGCAGTTCCTCAAGCCTTACTGGTCGTCTCAGATCATCTACGAAGAGTTCCCCGTTTATGGCTCTTTGATGAAGGTTGATTTTCTGAATGCCACAAGAAAGATAGCCATAGAAGTTAATGGCAATCAGCACTCAGAGTTTAATAAGTTCTTCCATGATAACTCAAGAGCGAATTATTTAAAATCAATAAAAAGAGACTACGCCAAATCAGAATGGTTAATTAAAAATGGATTTAGACTAATAGTAATAGAACAGAATGAAGTTAAATTATTAACTAAAGAATTTATTCTTTCTATGTTCGGTATTTCAATTTAGTGTATTATATAGTATGGCTAGAAAAAAGAAATATCAATTTCCGAAAGCCCTACTCCAACAAATCAACGAATGTTCTTCTGGTGGGTTTATTTTATTTAACTTGGGAGACAAGGGGAGTCTTGAAGTCCATTCTTCTTCGGACGGTGGGGTTGAAGCCGCAGCCCTTCAGCATTATGTCGAGGTTTGGGCGAAATCTATGGAAGCTCTCGGAATAGAAAGAGCAGTTCAGTCCATGACGGGCGAATACCCAGAAGAGCCCGAAGACGGAGAAGAAAAGGGTTGACATAAAGCGAAGTTCCCCTTAGAGTTAGGGGATATGAATTTGAAGTCTCTCGAAGTAGAGAAACATCTCCTGTCTGGTCTTCTCAAGTTTAAAGCGGAACTTTTCTACGAAATCCAACCCTTTATCAAGGACGAGGACTTTTCTTCCACGATTCATCGCGCAATTTTCTCCAAAATAAAAGAAGCAATAGATAAAAAAGAGGAGATTGCTCCAGTTTTTATTGCTAAAAAGATTGAAGACCTGGGAATTTCTTTCCACGGAGACCTTTCTATTTTTGAGTATCTCGACGCTTTAAATCACCTAACTACCGTAAATCTATCGGGAGCGAAACAAGCCTCTCAACTGCTTCTTAAATACAAGATTTGTCGTTTCTATCACGATTTGGGGGGTGAAATCTCCAGCTTTGCAGAGGGTGGAGTTAATAAAGATATAAATGAAATCATTGCGAATGTAGACGCGATATATTCCAAGAAGTACCCCTTAGACGTCCTTCAAGATAACAAGCCGAAGCAGCTTTTCGCAGAAATCGAGACGCTCGTAGAAGAGCGCGGGAATAATCCGATTGAATCCAGCGGTCTTCTGACACCATATCCTTTATTTAACAAGCTCTACGGGGGTCTGAGAGCGGGGAATGTGTACTGTGTTTCCGCTCGCGGCGGCATTGGCAAGACTACCTTTATTAATGATATCTGCTTCAAGACAGCCAAAAAGTACAAACTTAAGGTCTTAGTTCTCGATACTGAGATGAATTCTCAAGACGTGATGTATCGTATGCTTTCTGGAATCACAGGCATCAATCTAAATTATTTAGACACGGGGCGATGGCGCAAGAATGAGAAGATGATTCCTATTGTTAGGGACGCGATCAAGGAACTTAAGAAGAACGAATTCTATTTTCACAAAGATGTTGGCAACGCCTCAGTTGAAGAGGTGTGCGCGATAATGAGAAATTGGTACTACTCAGAAGTAGGCAGGGGCAATCAGTGCATTATTGCTTACGACTACCTCAAAAGAACCCAAGAGAAGGTCGGCAGCAACAATCCAGAGTATCAAATTATGGGTGAGAAGATTGACCTTCTTCATAAGGCGGTTAAAGACTTAAATGCTCCGCTGATTACTGCTGTACAGGCGAACAGAGAGGGAGAAACTATGAACCGGAAGTCCAACTCGTTTACCGATAACAGTTCTACGGTTGGTATGTCAGACCGGATTCAGTGGATTGCTTCGTTCCTCGGCGGCTGGAGAAGGAAGACTATCGACGAAATTGCCCTCGATGAGGGGCTTGACGCTGACGAAGCGGATAGAATCGTCACCAGCGGTCAAGGAGGTTCTGGACTTAGATTCGGGACGCACAAACTTATCTGCTACAAGTCTCGTTTTCAAGGTGATGGTGCGCCAGGACACCACGACATAGTTAGAAGAAAATTACCAGATGGAAGTTTTTCCTTTGAAAATAATTATTTAAATTTCAATGTTTCTAACTTCGCCGTAGAAGAGCGTGGAAGCTTGCAGGATATTGTCGAAGCTCAAAAGGAGAGATACACCCTCAACGACCAAAAAGTAGGGGATGGAGATCTTTTATAATGATAGATTTTAAAGAAGTGCTTCTCGACCTTGGATACAGTAACATAGTTGAAAACGGCAAAGAGCTTAGGACAAGACCGATCTATAGAGATTCAGATAATGGCTCAGTCTTAAAAATAAAAAAAGACAGCGGCTACTTTACCGACTTCGCCAGAAACATCAGCGGCTCATTTGAAGAGCTAGTAAAACTTTCTTTAAATTTAACAACATTGGAAGAAGCTCAGAAATGGCTTTGCGGCAAATACTCTTACGACAGAAGAAAACTTAAGAGTCAAGAGCCGGAGATCATTCAACAAAAGATCTTTGATGCGGACATTTTAAATCGCTTAGAAAAGAATCACCAGTATTGGTTGAACAGGGGAGTATCGAAGGAGACGATAGAGAAGTTCGGGGGAGGCGTAGCTAAAAACGGAAAGATGACAGAGCGGTATGTCTTTCCTATTTTTAATTCGAAAAGTCAAATCATCGGATTTTCAGGAAGAGATTTAATCAATAAAGGAGATATGCGGCCCAAGTGGAAGCATATAGGTCAAAAATATTCTTGGGTTTATCCCGCCTTCTTAAATGCAGAAGAGATTACTGAATCAAAAAAAGTGATTCTCGTAGAAAGTATGGGAGACATGCTTTCTCTACACGATAAAGGGATAACGAATACTTTAGTCACTTTCGGTCTTGACGTGGGCTCTGGTATCGTAAACTTCCTATTAAAGATAGATTGTAAAGAAATATTTATTAGCCTCAATAACGACGAGGAAGGTAACTCTGCGGGGAACAAAGCGGCGGTCAAGATGTTTGACAAATTAAGCATCTACTTCGATAGCAGTCAAGTAAAAATCCGTCTTCCTAAGAAAAAAGACTTCGGAGAAATGACCAACGAAGAAGTTGCGGTCTGGAAAAATAATTTAAAATGAAAGAAAGAATCCTATCCGCTTCAAGAATTAAAACTCTTGAGACTTGCTCTTGGAGTTATTGGTGTTCTTACCATTTAAAAATCCCCCAAAGAGGAAACGACGGAAGCAAGCGAGGGACGCTTTGCCATCTTATTTTTGAGCTCCTCATGAAGAAGCGTCATAAAAAACACTTCACGCAAATGATGAAGCGCGGTGGAGTAGAGGCCAACGAAGCAGTCAAAAGACTCGTAAAAAAGCATCTCGATAGGGAGAAGATTCATACCGAGGAAAATTACACGATGGTCTGCAACATGATTTGGGTTGGGATAAATAACGATTTCTTTTGCGAAGGAGCCAAGCTTGGAGAGCCTGAGAAAGAGTTCCTCTTGGAAAGCGAGAATCCCAAATATAAGATCAGAGGATTCATGGACAAGATTGCGCTTTATAAGAAGAGCGGCTTTCTGAAAATCGTCGATTACAAATCTAGTAAAGGCAAATTTAAAGGGGACGAACTCGTCTCCAACATCCAAGCTCTTACGTATACTTTGGCTGCGAAAAAGGAATGGCCCAACCTAAAAAAGATTATCGTGGATTTCGTTTTCTTAAGATTTCCAAAAGAGCCAGTCCAGTCTGTTCCAGAAAATACAGAAGAGCAGCTCAAAGGCTTTGAAACGTATTTAGCCTACATCTATAAAATCATTAACAACTTCACGGAGAAGCTCGCCAAATCAAATTTCGCGGCAGACGAACAGAAGAATAAATGGCTTTGTAAAGCTGGCAAAACGTGGGAATGCCCCTATTACAGAGCGATAGACTTCTTTGCCCTTGTGGACGAGAATAATGAAATTCTGGAGTCTTCTTTAGAGAATAAGTTCAAACCGACAGAGAAGCAGAGAGTAGAAAAGAAACGCTATGACGGTTGCCCAGCCCACAACAATCTCACAAAAGATTTCTTTTTGGATTGACCAAACAAGAAATAAACGATAGGATTAATTAAGATGTATAAGGTTTTACCACTATTTAAGAGTCATTATAGCATCGGTCGGTCTATTCTGACTCTTGACAAAGCTAGCGATAGCGAAGAAAGCGGCCCAGACTCAATCATTAAGATGTGCAAAGAGGCGGACCTCAAGACTTTCTACCTAGTCGAAGATACAATGAGCGGCTTTCTTCAGGCTCATTTGAATGCGAAGGCTAGCGGCTTGAATTTGATTTATGGAATTCGTCTCACGGTCTGCGGGAATATTAAGGAAAAGAACGAAGAGTCCCTAAAATCAAATAATAAAATAGTCATCTTCTGCAAGAATGAAGAAGGGTATCGTCGATTAATTAAAATTTACACTATGGCCGCTCGTGTTGGGTTCTATTATGAGCCAAGAATTGATTACGTGAATCTAAAAAAGCTCTGGTCGGATGAAGACTTAAAGCTCTGTATTCCATTCTACGATTCTTACATTTTTAATAATGTGCTTTTGGCATACAAGTGCATTACGGATTTCAATTTCACAGTTCCAGAGTACTTCGTTGAAGATAACGACCTACCCTTCGATGATTTAATTAAAGCTAAATTAGAGAAAATCCTAGATGGATGCTGTCCTGTTCATAAGGTTAAGAGTATATTCTACAAGAAGAGAAATGATTTTATTAATTATTTGACTTTTAAATGTATTAATAATCGCTCCACGCTAGATAAACCACAGCAAGAACACATGTGTAGCAACGAGTTCAGTTTTGAAAGCTGGGTGGAAGCGGAGGCCGGAGCTTAATTATGGACGAGCATCTTCTGAGATTTGACAAGACAAAGACGTACACGTTCATTGACTTTGAAACGTTTAACCTTTGCCTTAACTTCTGCCACAATCTCCCGTGGCAGGTTGGTATGCTAAAGGTCTGCGGAGAAAGAATCACAGCGACGAAAGACTTCCACATTAAATGGGAGACCAACTTAAAGATTAGCGACGACGCAGCGAGAATAACCAGATACGACCCGCTGAAGATGAAGAGAATAGGTGTTGCCGAAGAAGACGTTTTTCCGACAATCAGAGATTGGTTAGAGAATTGCGACTTCATAGTTGGACATAACATCTTGGGCTTTGATATATTCTTCATTAGGGAGCTTTACAAAAAACACAAACTGAGCTATAGGCATTTAGTAAATAAGATTATTGATACGAACTGCCTTGCAAAAGGATTGAAGCTCTCGATGCCATACAAGCAGAAGGATAATCTTTTGGAATACCAGTACAAGACACTCCATACAATCAAAAAGGGAGTAAAGACTCGCTTGGAGGTGTTGGGTAAGGAATACGGAATAGAACATAATTACGAAAATTTGCACGATGCAGTCACGGACTTAGAATTAAACCTCAAAATCTGGAATAAGCTTAAATGGTCTGTAGAAATTTAACAATATGAGTTTTGATTCTGATTTTAAACCCCTAGATTTGAAGCTTCATGGAGTTCGGCTCCCAACGTTTACCGTTGCAAATAAGTACAAAAGAGCCCTAGGACTTAGTGAGGACGCTAGCAATGAAGAGTTTCTTAAAGCTCTATGCCAAAAAGGGCTCAAAGACTTGAATCTTCTTGACGAGAAATACGAAGAGCGATTTGATCACGAATTCTCAACCATAAAAGACTTAGGCTTTATTGACTATATTTTGTTGGTTTGGGACGTTATCAACTTCTGCAAAGAGAATAAGATTCCAACGGGTGTTGGCCGTGGGAGCGCAGCGGGAAGCCTCATTCTGTATTCTGTTGGCGTTACGAGGGTAGACCCCATCAAATATGGCCTTTACTTCGAGCGATTCATTTCAAAGATTCGGTCAAAGAAGAATGTTGTTGATGGCATCACTTACCTTGATGGCTCTTTGATGGCGGACGTAGACCTTGACATCTGCTATTATAATCGGCATAAAGTTCTTGAGTATTTAGAAGAAAAGTTTGACGGTAAAACTTCCAAAATTCTAACGCTCAACACTCTAAGTTCGAAGCTTCTAATCAAGGAGTGCGGTAAGATTGTCGCCGGAAAAGCGGAAACAGAGATGAACGAGATTTCTTCTTTGATTCCCAAGCATCACGGCCAAGTTAAGGACTTAACAGAAGCGTATTCAGAAGTCGAAGCCTTCAGAACTTGGTGCGACAAAAACGATAGAGTCTATCACACTGCACTCAAGCTTCGGGGACTTATTAAAAATAAGGGCGTTCATCCGTCTGCGGTTTCCGTTTCTTATTACCCGATTCAAGATTCATGCCCAACCGAGCTAACCTCAGATAAAGAAGGCTCTGTTTCTTCCTACGATATGAACTGGGTTTCGATTTTCAACGTTAAGCTAGACATTCTAGGGCTGAGAGCGGTTTCTGTCATTGACGACGTCTGCAAGAGTCTGGACATGACCATAACAGACAAAGAGCTAAACGACCCATTTATTTATCAGCAACTTCAAGAGCTTAAGGCTCCGCACGGACTATTCCAAATTGAAGCGGATACCAACTTCAGAGTTTGTAACAAGGTTAAACCGAAGAATCTAGACGAACTAAGCGCAGTTCTCGCGCTCGCGCGCCCAGGGGCTTTGGATTACGTCCCTCAGTACGCTCTGTTCTCAAACACGGGGACAGTCAACTCTATCCACCCGTTCTTTGACGATATTCTCGGCAAGTCCGGAGGAGTATGCCTTTACCAAGAGCAGATGATGCAAATGGCGCATAAAATCGGACTCACTCTAGACGAGGCCGAAATTCTGCGCCGCATTGTCGGCAAAAAGAAAGTAGAAGAAGTAAAAGCGTGGAAAGAAAAAATCTCCGATAAGATTAAAGAGAATAAGCTCAGTACGGAAATCGGCGACGTTCTCTGGAAGGTTCTTGAGGATTCAGCGAACTATTCTTTCAATAAGTCTCACTCCGTCTGTTACGCTTCCTTGGCGGCTACGACGATTTATCTAAAGTTTAAATATCCAAAGCAGTTCTATTTGTCTCTATTGAAGATGACGAAGCACGAACCAGACTCTATCTCTGAAATTTCAAAAATTAATAAAGAGATGAGCCTTTTCAATATCAAACTCCTTCCTCCTCATTTGATGAAGTCAAACATGGATTTTTCCATCGAGGGAGACGATATTCGTTTCGGTCTTCTTTCTATTAAGGGTATTTCTGATAAATCCATAGAGAAGCTGAACAATTTCAAGAACGAATACTCCACCAAATTTGAGATATTTGAAGCGGCTAGTTCGTCCGGCCTTGGGGTAGGTATTCTTTGTGCGCTCATTCAGGCGGGAGCGTTCGAAGGGTTTAAACAGTCCAGAAGCAAGGTTGTCTATGAAGCGCAGTTGTGGAACCTTTTAACCGACAAAGAGAAGACTCACTGCATGGCATTAGGAACGAAATACGAGCACGATCTCGTTGATACGTTGAGGGCTTTGGTCGCAATGAAAGACGAGAAGGGGAAACCGTCCGTTAAACCTACAAGATTGGTTACCCTCAAAAAGAAGAGCGAGCCGTACAAGCAAATCTTCGAGCAGAATAAGAAGTCAGAAAGTTTTGCTAATTGGTACTATGAGAAAAGCTTGCTTGGCTACACATACAACAAAACGCTTAAGGATATTTTTTCCACAAAGAGAGGTGATCTTGTTAACGTCAGAGAAATAGACAACCTTCCGCTAAAAAGCGAAATGATTTTCGTTGGCGTGGTTGACGAGTCTTTCTCCGGAACATCAAAAGAGAAGAAGACTAAATACCTAAAATGTATGATCTCCGATGAGACAGGAACAACGAAAGTAATGATTTTCTCCAAGAAGTTGGAGGAATGCGAGTCGTTAAATAACGGCTTGCCAAAAGAGAAAAACATAGTCATTGTTAAAGGTCGCAAATTTGAAGACGTCGTCTTTGCAGATCTGATAAGCGTCCAAGACCACAAAGTATACACGAAGTTATCAGAGATTAAGAAAACTTCATAAAGCAAATAGAATTTATTATGGCGACTTACTCTCAAATCTCGCAAGACGTCTTCGTTCTTAATTTCTTTAAGAAGAGTCCCGGCTTTTTCTTGGATCTTGGTTGCGGAAATGGATGGAATAAGCCGTGTGGAAATAATTCTCTTCTGCTGGAGAAGAACGGATGGGACGGCCTTTCTGTTGATTTTAATCCGGACCACATAAAAGAGTTTCAGGCCAATAGGAAAACCAAAGCTGTGTGCGCCGATTTGATGAAGACGGATTTAAAGAGCTTAATGGTGGAGAATGGCTGCCCTCAAGTTATAGACTATTTATCTTTTGATATTGATGACGCCACGGAGTTTGTTTTTAAAAATTTTCCATTGAATGATTTTAAATTTAAATTTATTACTTTTGAACATAATCTTTATATGGGTGGGAAAAGGGACGTAGATTTAAAGGCGGAGGCGATTGAAAAGTTTTCGGCGCATGGATATACTCTGATGGTTGAAAACGTTACGCTGGAGGATCATGGAGTCGTTGAGGATTGGTTTATTAATTCTAATTTAGTCAGAGAAAATAAAAAAATCTTCTTAAAAGACATGAACCATAGAGAGATTCTTAAGACTTACGACTATGATCAACCTTAATGTCGATGAGGCTTATGCTTTTGATTATTTGAGTATCCTTTATATTAAAGGGCTTATTTCGGAAGACTCAATGAGGGCGTGGGAAAAATGTCATGAGTTCCTAGGCGTCCAGATGAATAATCAATTATGGAATTCGATAGTTGAATCAGAAGAATATGAAAATCTTAAAAAAGCTAATCAAGCGGTATTCAACGCTGTCGAAAAAGCTAGATATGGCAATATTAGCGCGAAAGAGGTTGACGAATCCAACATGGAGAGGCATAGATCTAAGGTAAAGTTGCAGGAAAAGTTCTTCCCGAAGAACAAGATATCAGAAACAAAAACATAAATATGATTCAATTCTACAAGCCAAACCCCAAAGTAACCGGAACAGCCTGCTCTTTCTGGTTGAGTAAGGACGGCTCGATAATGGCTTCCATGATTAAACAGGACTCTTGGAACGAAGCCAAAAAGAAGGGGACGTTCTCGAAGAATAAAGATAACCCGCAGAAGAGAGTCATCGTTAAACTTAGTCGTATTGAGGTCGCGGGGATTATCGACGCGATGGAAAGAAACGTCGAGTTCAGCCAGTATCATTCAAGTCAAAATCAAGTTTTGCAGATAAAATTCTGCGTTTACATGGATAAACAAACTCAAAAGCAAAAAGGGTATTCGCTCTCAGTCAACAAGCAGGAGAAAGATGACTCGACAAAGAAGACTGGATTCGTTATTGGCTTCTTATTTTCAGAAGCCCGCTTATTAAAGCACGATCTGTTGGGCATCCTTACTGATTCTGGATTCGCTCAAGCGGACGCTCAAACGAATAGCCGAGAAACAGAAGACAGTCTGCCCTCTTCGCAGCTTGGCGGTTCGCCCAATAAATCCGCTCGAAAAGAGGAGCAAGCAAATATAGAAGAAGAGGAATCTGAAGGCTGGTGAAAAAAATACTTTTTCAAAGCGATTTTTCTTTAATAAAGAGTGGTTTTGGCAAGAACGCTAGAACCATTCTTTCTTATTTGTATAAAACAGGTAAATATGAAATAGTTCATTACGCCGTAGGGGTAGAAGAGAACTGTCAAGAATTAGCGAAAACTCCTTGGAAATCTTTGGGATGCGTTCCTAGCTCCAAAGAAAAGCAGACACAAGTAAATCAAGATCCAAGAATAAAAAACCTTGTATCTTATGGCTCTTATTATATCGATGACATCATAAAAAAAGAGAAACCAGACGTTTATTTAGCTGTTCAAGATATTTGGGGTGTTGATTTCTCGATAGGGAAGCCTTGGTTTGATAAAATCAATTCGGTCGTGTGGACGACGTTAGACTCTTTGCCCATCCTTCCTATGGCCGTCAACGCCGCGAAAAAATCCAAGAATTATTGGGTTTGGAGCGATTTCGCCACAAAAGCTCTCCATAAGCTCGGGCAGAATCACGTAAAGACAATGCATGGAGCATTGGATGACAAGTTCTTTTTTAAGATTAAAGACGAAGATAGACAAAAGCTTAGAGATGCAAACGGAATTTCTAAGAATTGCTTTATCATTGGTTTCGTGTTTAGAAATCAGCCCAGAAAAAGCGTTCCGAATTTACTCAATGGATTCAAAAAGTTCAAAGAGGCAAATCCAGACTTAGATACCAAGCTCCTACTTCACACGAGTTTTAACGAGGGTTGGAATATCTATCAATTTTGCGAAGAAGTTGGGCTAAACAAAACCGACATACTAACAACACACGTATGTTCTGCTTGTGCAAATTACGAAGTTAAAACTTATATCGGGCCAAATAAAGAGTGTAAGTTTTGCGGAAGCAAGGAATCCCTGAACACGACGGGAGTAGGGTTCGGCGTAGATGAGCCTTCTCTGAATGAGGTCTATAATCTTATGGATGTTTATTGTCATCCATTTACGTCGGGTGGACAAGAAATTCCAATCCAAGAAGCCAAGTTAACGGAGCTTGTCACTCTTGTCACGAATTATAGCTGTGGCGAAGAGATGTGTTATCCAGAAGCTCATTCTCTGCCTTTAGAATGGTCAGAGTATAGAGAACTCGGCAGTCAATTCATAAAAGCTTCGACATACCCCGAATCAATATACAAGCAGATTGATAAAGTGTTTAAGATGTCTGCGGAAGAAAGATCAGATATTGGCAAAAAAGCTAGAAAATGGGTTGTAGACAACTTCTCTATAAATGTTGTCGGTAAAGCTATAGAAGACTTTATTGACTCCTGCCCGAAAGTCGAAGACTCGGTTTTTGACTTAATACAACAAAAAGACCCCTACGCAAAAGTCGCGCTGTGCAAGGACGATCAAGAGTGGGTGAAGACTCTTTATAGAAACATCTTAAAAATTGAAGTTTCTGATTCCGATGAAGGATTGATTCACTGGATAGACAAAATTAAAAATGGCGCACCAAGAGCTCAAATAGAAAATTATTTCAGGAATGCGGCCAACAACGACAACGCTGGAAATAAAAACGACAGGTATAGCTTTTTATCTAAAAAGAGTAACGAAAAAAGAGTGCTCTATTTTCTACCGGACGAAGCCGTAGACGCGTATTTAACAACAAGTTTCTTCAAGTCTATAAAAAAGAAGTACAAAGACCACCTCCTTTCCGTTTGTTGTAGTAGGGATAATAAAATTGTTTTAGCCTTTAATCCTTTCGTTGACGAGGTAATAGAAAAAGAAAGAATAGATTTATCAGACTTTTTCGCAGAGAATAAAGACAAGAAGTATTTCGATATAATATTCTCCCCTCAACACGCAAATGGTCTCGTTTTAAATTTCGAAGACTATGAATAAGCTTTCTTTCTTTTCTCAATTAAGTAATCTAGATATAGATAAGCCTTATATTTATGATATATTTTTTCCGATGGAGCATGACAACTTTATCCTTTTGGATACCGTAGGTCCGAGTGGGAAATATAGAAATTGGCAGTTAGTAATAGGAGTCGTAAATAATTATTTAAATAAATTAAACCTCCCAGTTTACAACAATTGCAGCACACACGAAAAAGCAATAGCTTCTACTCGTCAACTCAGCGGAGCTCTTTTTGCAAATCAATTGTCCTACATGATAAAGAGGGCTAAGATCTTAATCACAACAAACCCGCTGTCTTTTCAAATAGCTTCTTCCCTCGATAAGCCCTGCGTCTTCGTTTGTAGCGAAAAGCTCTTCAAGCTTTATAAACCCAGTTATTCCAAGTTAAAACGTTTAAAAATCATAAAAGATGATGACGGAGCGAAACCGGAAGAAATTGCGGCTGCTATTTTAAGCTTTTTTAATATCGATTTAAAAATTGGATTCGAAACGGTTTACGTCGGTAACAAAAATCGCGATGGACAAGAGTTTATAGAGGGCGTTCCGAATCAGATCTTCAAAGGAGAAGGCTTGAGTGGCGTCGGTGTGCGAATGGATTTGCATTTTAATGAGCACAACTTGGTTCACCAATTATCTGCGTCCAGTGTGTCCATAGTAACAAACAAAAGAATAAATTTAGATATTCTTAAGAACTTTAAAAGTAAAATTCCTAATCTCGTCTACTTTATAGAAGAAAATGACGACCCCTCTTTTTGCGATGAAGTACAAAAAATTGGTTTAAATTTAATCCTTTATTCTAATCTGCCAGATGCAGAACTTCAAAAGAAGAAGATTAATTATATGGACTTTAGCCTTATTAAGACCCTAGATAAGATAAACATAAAAGATAACAAAAGGTTTGATGGATTAGATTTTAGTAAGCTTTATTTTTTAAGTAATAGATTTATTTTGAGTGAGTCTAAAGTGTATCCCAGCGAAGAGTCTTGGAGACAGAATGCGCCTACATCGTCTAAAACTCAAATAAATCCCATTATTAATAACGATTCTTTCTGGAACGAGATCGAGAACTTCTGGATTTTAAAGAAAAAAGATTGACCTCATGCGCGCGCGAGAGCATATTAATCTATATGAAAAAGCTCAAAAGAAACAGCGACGGACTCATTGAGGGTGTAGAATACGTTTTCAACGAAGACGGTTCAATCAACTGGCGGAAGATGGTTAAGACGGAGTACCTCGTTTCGAACAAGCAAAAAACAAAAGAGACGGACGTTTCAAAGCTGGAAGATAAAGACCTTCTAATCCTTCTTGGTGGAATCAAAGAGCTAGCGCAGATTAGAGGATACACGGATGTTTCGTACACGGTTACTTCTCCTTCTCCAGATTACGTCGTAGCGGCGTGTAAAATCCAATGGACTCCCAACTTCGAGACGGAAGGACATGGCGTTGGCTTCTCTGCGATTGGAGATGCGTCACCGAATAATACGCAGAGCTTCGCCAGACATTATCTTGGACCGATTGCAGAGAATAGATCTTTTGTTAGATGTGTTAGAAATTTCCTAAAAATTAACATCGTCTCTCAAGAGGAGCTCGGTGCAGGCAAGACCCCACAGGAAGAAGTAATTGAAAATACATTAAATCCGAAGGCTCTTCTTGAATCGGTAATGAAAGACAAGAAGATTACTTTTGAACAGATTAAAAATAAATTAGTGAAAGAGAATTTTCCCAAATCAGAAGGATTTGAATCTGTAGCTAATATTCCTAATGTTAAGATTTTTGAGCTTATAGAGAGATTACAAAAGCTTTAGGATGCGGTTGTCGAGCATTGCGGAGAGCAGCATATAGAAGCTATAACCCTGTACGTTTCTGCCACTGGATAACCGACGGTGTCCATTTGGTTGACGACTAACGTCGCGCTAGTCGCCCCCCCCACTTGATAGACGACTAACGGACCGCCCTGTCCTGGAGGGGTGCCATCGTAAATAGTTTGGTCTACCATATTTACCCAATTGCCGCCTACAAATTTCTGCCATTGATAGCAATCTGGCGCACAAACAGGAGAATAGGTCGTGGTCGCTGTCTTCTGCGTGTTTCGGTAAAAGTATCCGCCGCTATCATATGTTGTCGCTGCGTTGACGACAACCACGACGGTAAACGGCGGACAAATTCCATCCAATCTTAATTCAGAGCTGTAAGTTATACAGTCCGGATAACATGCGTAGTTATGCTTTGCTCTTATTTTCTTCGGCACTGAAGTAGAGAATGGAATCAGCAAGAGCGCCTGACCTTCAACGCCGTTAGATTGAGTTCCGAGGCAGGGTCCGAGATTGTCACCAAATGGATACTCTGATTCTACGAAATCAAACCAATTATTCGTATTTATTTCCGCCCATTGCCAAATTGTCGTGTCTGGATTACATGTGCTTCCTACAGGGTTAGAGACAACGGTGACTGAAGAACAGAAAAAGATGTTTCTTTGAAAGTCTGAACCTTGAGATGGTGCATGGTCTATCGCTTTCGCGAGGTAACACTCATTCGCTTCAATTGCGCTGCTGTAAAAATTTGAAATTTTAACCTCGGGGCATAGTCCATTGATAAAAAATTCCGAAGAGTTAACAAAACAATCAGATTTCCCTATCCCGCCCTGGCCAGCGCTTCCTCCTGCTCCTCCCCCTCCTCCTGCCGAGTAGCAGGGCGTGCAATTAGGCAAAACATAATTAAAGACCGTCATTCCTGGCGGGCATCCCGCAGCCGCGACGGAACAATCTCCGTCCGCGAGGAACACGCTAGACACGAAGCTGCAAGCATTTAATATTTTCCAATTAGCAATCGGGCGACTTGTCGGAGGAACAGTCGTGGTTGCGGAAAGTATTACCGATAACCCCTGCCGGTTGTTTATAAATTTTCCGACTAGCGAGGCTTCGTTGAAAGTGCTTGGTACGGATATCTTTGCTTTGATTGGTCCCCTTAGATTTGTTTCAACGACCAGAGTAAGGCAATTATCAGAATTAATAACTATATAAACATCCTTACACGTAGGAATTGGCGTCGTTTTGTAACACAAATAATGCGGAACACTTCTTACTTTTTTGGGGTCCGTATCCAAAAGAGCAAAGGTGCTTAAAGTTAAATTTGGCGTTGTAGTGTTTATGGATTTCGTTCCATCGCAAACAAATTCTATAGAATCATCAAATGGAAAATCTTCATCTACGAAACTCTGCCAATTATCGAAGCCAAGATCTGCCCATTCCCATCGGTGATGCGTTGGGCTACACGGCATCCCTCTCGGAACATAATTAAAAGAAACCTGCTGACACCTGAAAAAATCCCTATTAGCAAAACCTCCTATTGTCGGGGCGATTGGATTTGCGAAAGGATGATTGTGATTAATGCCGCTTTCTATTCCATAGGAATAAAGAACATCAAGAAATATGTCAGGACATTTTGGAACTAGATTTACTTCAGACCCCACCGTTTGGCATCCTGGCTGACAAGAATGAAAAGCAACAGGCCTAATTGTTCGGGTGTTGTTTATTGCAGAGAAAGTATTAAGAAGTAATGAGGGGGTCGCTGTATTAAATACCTGTGTCCCATTGCAACCGTTTATTCCATCATTGAACGGGAAAGATGCTTCTATTAAATTTTCCCAAAGGTTTGAAGTTTTATTTAAAAATTGCCATTGAATAGAGTCTAGGGCGACTGGAGGAGAATAGCTATTGGCCGTAAGAATGATCTGTTCGCAGAGAAACGTGTCAAAAGCTTCGACGCCGCCTACAGTTTGAGCTATCGGGACTGTTTCGTCGTGGTAATGATTGTTCTCCGTTGTTAGTGATACATAATAAGAAGAGAATGTTCCAGCTTGGCAAATCGGATTAAGGATTACTTCTGGAGAATAGACAAAACAACTTGGATAAGCGGGGTTATGAGCTTTTGCTCTTATCTTCTTCGTTGTTGTAAATGACACATTCGCGAGCGTCAAAGTCGGTGACGTCACGTTTCCAGCAAAAGTTCCTAAACAGGGGCCCGCTGCATCATTAAACGGATAGCTGCTTTCAACCAGGTCCTCCCACGCGCTTGACGTTACATTAAAAAATTGCCATTGCGTAGAGGAGAGAGTGGAAGGCACAGAGACGAGAGGGTAGGAGAGGCTAATCGTATCTCGGAGAAGCACGTCAAGGGTCGGAGTTATTGGCTCTAAAGCTTGGTGATAATAATTATCTTCCGTGACTAATGACGCATAATAGGGAGTAGAAGATCCATCTTGACAAATAGGATTTAGGATCAATTCTGGAGTATAAAGAAAACAGGACGGATGGATACTGCTATACCCTTTTGCCCTTATCTTCTTTGCTGTCGTAAATGACACATTCGCAAGCGACAACGTCGTTGACGTCACGTTGGAAGCCAAAGTTGCATCCCCGAACGAATAAGAGCCTTCAGTAAATTGCGTCCAAACGCCCGCCCCTACTGGAGCCCACTCCCAAATAATGGAATCCGGAATATGCCCCGTCGTTAAACACAAATCGTAGGAAAAGATCGCCGAAGAGGAAAGCGTATCACTTATGTATACGTCTCTAGTCCCACCCCCAATTTTATGAGATAGAATTTCTGCATGTGATCCCCAGATTGGATTATTTTGTATTTTTGTCGCGCTAGAAGAGAAGCTCTGTAAATTAATTTGGCAAGTATTTCCATGCGGACAGTTCATCGGGCTGAAGTAATCAATACAGGCGGGAATAAT